AAGTAATCAAGATAAATACCAGCGTCATAGGACGAATGTTCTTGGATAGCCAAGAGTCAGAACCCATGTCTGCTTTGAGCCGCTCGGTCAACTCATGTTGTTCGGCAACGTCGGCATTGAGCTTTGCTAACTCACCGTTTTGTTGCATCTCAAGCAGTTTCAGTTTGGCTTGCTCTGCCTGTGCTGGGTCAGGAAAGACCTTATCTAGTATCTTTCCACCGATGTCTAAAAGTGCGCCAATAGGTATCATTTCTGCTCCTTCAATTCACGTTTTAACTTGCGCAACTCTTTAATCTCTTGCTTGAGTTGTGCTCGCATGTATAGGGTTTCTACGTATGCCATTGAGGTTGCTGCAACAATGATGCATATAGCGACCCCTATCAAAATCCACCAGACAAGGCGCGTAGTTGCCACATTAGCCACCCAAAAAACATTGATATGAACATCACGGCAATCACCCCACTTATTGTTTCAATAGTACGAATCTCGTTTTGCTCTTGCTTCCACCTTGCCAACCTAGCCCGACGAACCATCTCTGACCTAGCCCACTCCTGCTCTTGCTCAATCTTGGCGTACATCTGTAGGAATCTGCTATACAGATTCTTTAGTTCCGCAGGGGCGTAGACCATAGCCTCACGAACTTGCTCCATCAACTTCTCCATTTGAAGCTCAATTAAGGCCCGCTCTATCGCTTTCTTTGATGTGTTTTGCGTTGGGTCATACTTGGTTTTACTTTGTTCTTCTAGTTCGTGGTAGTACGCACTGATTTCTTGTTGTGTGTCAAAGAGAAGGCCAAGGTTGTCCCCGATGTCTTTAATAAGTTTGAGTTCAAGTTCCTCGTAGGATTGCTTGGCTTTCGCTTTCGCCACAGGCTTGGGCGCGGCGTCTGGCTTGGCTGGTTTACTAACGAATAGACCAATGAACCAATCAAAAATGCCCTTGATTGCTTTGACATCTCCAATGACCTGTTCTGCCGTCTTCTTAGCGCCCTCAAGTTCCATGCGGCCTTCATGCAGGAGAGCGCACCCCTGTTTGATAAAGCCAACGGCAGTCTGAGCCGCCATGAGGAGAGTGAATGGGTCCACATCTTATGTTTTGATAATGAAGTGGATACCAAGGAATGGCGAGATAGTACTAAACGCTGTATCAGAACCAGTGTTATTTGTATTAGTAATTCCTGTGGTATTAGTAGTTGTGTTTGGACTTATGTCCGCCATACCCGGGTTTCCATTAAACTGAAGATTACCACTACCCCCCGCTACTCTACCTATATTATGAAAATGCCCGGGGTCAGTAATCGTGTGACTGTGAGCAGGTAAGTTTGCTGTTATTAGCGTTGTTGTTGCCGCACCGCCAGTAGATGCAAGAGTGTACGTACCGTCTACACCGATAGGCATCCTGCCAGAAAAGTTAGGTATGTTAAATGTGGTTGACCCATCTCCTACACCGAAAGTTGTTCCATATGCTGCAAACAACGCAGAATAGGTTGTACGAGAAACAGCCGCGCCGTTACACAGCAAATAACCCGTAGGCGCGGAGGCTGTGCCCCACATAAAAATAGAACCTGTTGGAGCGCCAGTTGACTTGGCAAACGCTGTAGTTGCTAGATTGGTTGAGTTGTCAACAATGTTAGTGGTGGTAGACGTCGCTCCAGCAGCGCCCGTCATTGCTGTACCAGTTAAAACAGACTGGGAAATACTAGCCGTGTAAACCCCAACACCCCCTAGTGTTCCAGAAACAAATGCCGTAATTTGAGTGTTAGCAGTAACGCCAGTCCCAGTTATGAACTGCCCAACATAAAGGGTTCCACTTGCCACAGCAGACACATTTAAAACTGTACCAGCGCCACCAGAACCGTTAGATATAGTTGCCGTAAAACTTGTAGTTGGGTAAGCAGCTACAGACCCTGCGGTAAAGGCATCTGCTACCGATAAATCTCCAGTTACAGTTGCGTTACCGCCTACCTTCAAACTAGATAAATAGTTAGTGGCATCAACAATATCTGTGCCGTTAGATACAAGGACTACTTTGCCGCCGTAAGGGACTGAAACGCCAGTCTGCCCAGAGACTTTGACCGTTACTTGCCCTGATGTGGCATTGTTGTATATGAAGTACAGCTTCTTATTGGCTGGCACTATTAAGTTAGTGCTTGCTCCCCCTGTACCCGTTAGTTCAATGAACATATTACGGGCAACACCAGACGCACCGTTGGGGATTGTGATTGTGGTGTCGGTGCCAGTGGATACGGATTGGGTTACATAACCTGAGATAGCCTGCTCAATCAGTGTTCCTAAGTTGCTGTTGGTTGTTGACCCCCAGTTACCCGCTTGGTCGCCATTGCCCATCAACTCGATGGCTAGGTTGGTTGAATAGGTACTTGACATAGTTGTTTTCCTTTATATGGATTATGCCGTGGGTTCGTCCGCAGGTTCTGGCGTATTGCCCGCCTCAACCCATGCTAAATATTTCTGGTAGTCGGTGTTGTCTGGGTCAAATGGGATGAAAGCACCATCAGACAAACGCTGAACTGATTTTATGTCTTTAATTAATTTATACATAATTACACCTTATAGTTCACTTGACGCTGTTACACCACCCAACCACCAATTACTTGCCGCAAGTGCTACTGCTGTGTTGTCAAGCATTGTAAATTCCGTAGAAGTACCTAACGACCTAGCATTTGCACTATCATTAGTGTTATTAGTCCATTGTCCTGCTGTGCCACCACTTCTGTCATTAAACAAAGTACAAGTAGGCGCAGAACGCATAGTGACTGGGAATTTCAAAATAGTATGTGGGTTTGTTGAATTAGGTGAATATCCCAAAAAGTAATTTGTTCCTAAACCATTTGCTGGGGCTACTGTTTGAGGAAATGTTTTTGCAAAATACCTCTGACATAACTGCAACTCAGTACCATAAGGGCGGTAATCAAAACTCGTTGCTGTTGAGCCTTTTTCTAGTTGTACGCCTGTGATGTAGAAGGTTGCCGATGCTGTATTGGAAATTCCTGTTGACCCCGTTGCGTTATAAACATTCGCTGATTGCCAAGAACCCAAAGTAGAGGTTGTACCGCCTGTACCCCCTAACGACCATGCTACTTGTAACGAACAACTATTTCCTGTTAACCAAGTTCCAGCAGTTGGCCCAGCCACAGTAATTGTTTTGTATTCCCAAGTGTTAGCCACAGATATTGTGTATGTTGTTACATAAGAATATGAAGATGCGTTATTTTGAAGGTAAAACCCAAACGTTCCTGTAACACTAGAACGAACCCAAAAAGATACAGTAAATGTGCTGGCTGATGCCGTGCCTAACCCCAAATCATTTGTGTTATTTGCTTCAATCCTTTGCCATACAGCATTAAATCCAGAAGCATTTGCTGATGATGTAGTAATTAAAAGGCTGTTGTAGAAACCAGTTGGCGCAGTAGTGCTTTGTTGCGCTGTAAATTGTGTGCTTGTAGAAGATTGAACAATAAACCTATCAACGGGGTATTGCTGGTTGTTATTAACAGTTACAGGCGCCCCCGCATTACGCTGGTCTATCACCATCCCGCCATTTATTATTCTTGATTTAAACCCTGTGTACTGGGCGTTTGTGCCCAGCATCCCTTGGTCAACTTGCGTTAAAGCCATTATTGGTTCTCCTCTGCTGGCAATGGGGTGTTGCCCTCTTCAAGCCAGCGAAGATAGGCTTGGTAGTCTGGTAAATCTGGGTTTAGTGGCATAGATATTTGACCTATGCCACGCCCCGTATCAAAAGTTGTTTCAATGGCAATAAGTTTTCCATTGACATCATTTCTAAGCTTATAAGTTTTCATTTTTATAACTCCGCACTTAATGCTATGTAACCAGCTACACCAGTATTGTTATAGATATAGTTTGGATATCCTGCATTCATAACACCTGATGTTTGAATGTTTACAGCAACCGAAGAAGGTGAATAACCTTGAATTGTTGGTATTGCAGAAAATGTTTGGTTAACAATAGCATTGTTTAAATTCCATGAACTACCTGTGTTGTATGCTGGATACAAAACAAATTGTGGTGACGTTCTAAGAGATGTGGTTAAAGGTATTTGCATATTGTTACTTGTCAAAGGGTTTGTTGGCATACAAGGCATCCAATAATTTACTGTTGCATTTGACATATTTGCTTGCCAGTAATACCTCTGACATAACTGCAACTCAGTACCATATGAACGATACTCAAATGGAGATGCTGCTGTCCCTGCTTCTAGTTGCACACCTGTGATGTAGAAGGTTGCGCCAGATGTTCCGACTACGCTTGTTGCGCCTGTGGCTGAGAAAATAAACGAACCTGCTCCCCAAGAACCAGCAGTAGCACTAAATGTAGCGCCTACACCTAAACCAAAATTTAATGTTATGCCAATACCGTTTGTTGTAAGCCATGTTCCAGTTGTATCGCCAGCAATAGTTATTGTTTCGTATTCCCAAGTGTTTGCAGATGAAATTGTGTAAGTAAAAGGATAAGCACGATTACCAGCACTATTTATTAATGAACCGCCAAAAGTTCCAGTTAGTGAACTGCGAACCCAAAAGGACAAAGTAACAGGCGATGCACTTGCTGTTCCCCAGCCCAAATCTGCTGTATTAAAACCTTCAATTTTTTGAGTTAAAGCAAAATAATCACTTGATACAACACTATATGCAGATGAGGAAGTGATGCCAAGATAGTTTGTAAATCCTACTGGTGGGGTTACTGAACCAGCGTTTTGCTGTGCCGTATATTTAGATGCTTGAGTTAAAAATGCAATCCATCTATCTGTTAAGAATTGGTTGTTTGTAGGAGTAACACTAGCCCCCGCATTACGTTGGTCAATTACTTGCGCCCCGTTTATGATTCTGTTGCGGAAGGTTACGTTGTTTGATGCGCCTTGCGCTAAGTTGACGGCTAGGGTCATGGCATCACCGCCTTAATTTGTTCTGTTGTAGTAGCCGCATCAATCTCTGCTTGCATGGTTGCGTATTTAGTTCTAATAACTGCCCTTGCCGCCTCTGCCGCTACCGCCTCAGATGGAATGGTTGATTTAATGTCTAAAGGTGTAAACTCAGCAGATCTTGCTTGCCTGCGTTTATTGTGAGCAATAGCCTTGGCTTTATTGATGTTGATAGTAATCATGCTGTGTACTCCCACGCATTTCTAAATGTTCTATCTGTTGGAATGTCAGACGCATCAACAATTTTGTATGGTTTACCAGCGGGTACATCTTTAATGGCAATTTCTTCAATGGTTAAACCACATTCTGATGCAGGTGCAATAACAGCAACACCGCCCTCATCTGTTGGATAAATAATTCTTTGATTCACGATAAATCTCCAAAAATTTGTACATAAATATAACTTGGGTCAAACAATGACCTACTTCCTATAACAGTTCCTACGCCCACATAAGTTGTTGTTCTTGCCCCCGCTGGGTACACTTGCCCCCAAACATCACTTGACGATTCCGCGCAAACTACTGTTGAAAATGTTGCACTACTTTGAGCATTAGTAAAAACTACTCTCCAAGATCCAGTCCCCATATCTGTGATAGAACTAACATTGTAAGATGCATGAATAGTTGCGGCTGGGTCAAACATTACCCACGCCTTTGCCGCACTTGGGTGATATTGCTGTCTTGCTGGAGTTACTAATGTTGTTGTGCTTGTTGCAGTTTCTTGATTTGCTTGGGTTGCAACGTCCGCCGTAGTAAACATTGTTCCAGTGGCTGTTGGAACTGTTATTGTTCCACCTGTGCTGGTTGTTATGGTAGACAAAGCCGCCAAATAAGAATTAGATACCGCACCAGCCGTAGCAGGTATAGCATTCAGCACACTGCTGACGTAGAAGCTCTCTGTAACCACTGCATCACCTACCGTACATGCGTTGGCTAAGACTACTGTCGTTCCTGTAGTGGCTGTGAAGTCTGTGGAAACTAAGCGCACCCCGTTCCTGTACACATCAATGTATCCAACGGTGTAGCTGGGGACTGAGAAGCTGGTCTGGCCTGCGGTGGCGGTGAAGTTGGTTACTGTCCTGTACGCAGTTGTAGTCACGCCCGAGGCTGGGATGCCAAGGTATCTGACGCTGATGTTGCTTGTACCGCTTGGTGGAGCGGCTGAGAAGGTCAGGGTTGTACCAGACACAGTGTATGTGCTTGGGTCTTGCAATACGCCAGTAACCGATATAAGGATTGATGACGTATTCGCAGGTGCGACCGTCATAGTAAAAGCAGTCTGGCTACCTGTCCCTGAGAATGTATCTACAAGGAAAGCGGCTGTGAATGGTTGGTTGCCTATGTAACTCATACGTAATACTCCGTTACGATAATAATTCCAGAACCGCCAGCCCCACCCGCAGAACCAGAAGTTCCTGCGGTTCCTGCAGTGCCCCCAGACCCAATAGCGTAGGAATATGTAGCACTAGGCGAGTTAATCATTTTTCTTACATAGCCAGCCGACGCGCCCCCCGAACCTCCATACGGGGCTGATGTGGCACTACAACTACCGCCACCGCCGCCACTACCAGAATTTGTTGCGGCTGGTGACCCTACGGCAGTAAAACCCCCACCACCCGCACCACCAAAATAGGATGCTCCTCCTACGCCACCCGTCCCTTGCACCGCACCATTTACCCCTGCGCCACCGCTACCTCCCCTCGCTCCAACGATATTTACATCTCCATTAGTCGCAGTTCCCCCTGCCCCCAAACCATTGTTTAAACCGCCACCACCACCACCACTTGTTAGTGTGCCAAATGTAGAACTTCCGCCCGCACCACCTGTGCCGCCATCAAGTGAGCCTTGGCTTCCACCGCCACCGCCGCCACCACCACCAACTAACTCAACTTGAATTGCTTTGCAGTTTGTGGGTAGGGTGTATGTTCCAGAACCAGAAGTAAATACTTGGACTGTATGAGGCACGGTAGTTAACCCCGTACCGCCGGAAGCGACTGGAAGCGCGGTAGATAACGGGCTTGTTAGCCCATTTGAGTTAATCGTACTGACTGCCATATTAAATTCCTAATGCGGCTTTGAGTTTTGCCAACTCTGTTGGGCTTTCCAAAATCATATCGGTCAATGATTTGGCTGCTGGCATATCAACAGTTTCTGGTGGGTTAGGGTCAGTAAATTGACCGTTTGCATAAGCCCAGCCCGGACTAACCGCGTCTGCTTGAATAGCCACATGCCCCGCTTCAAAACCCGGAGGGGGAGTAGAAGGCTGTGCCTCATACTCAATAACATTGACAACCACACCATCTTTAACAATTGCATATTTATTCATACGTAATACTCCGTTACGATAATTGTTCCAGAACCACCAATGCCGGACGGAGAGGACGCAGTATGATTGCTGCATGACCCACCACCACCGGGAGTTTCTCCAGCAGCGGAGACATTTGTTTGCCCTCCCGGACCACCCATTGGTGAAGAACCACCAGATGACATAAAGGTTCCTGCGCCTCCATTTTGACCAACCATTCCAGCACCGCCGGGTATATTTAAATCACCACCCGAACTTGTACCACCTGAGCCGCCTGCATTCGCCCCTAAATTCCCGCCAGAACCGCCACCAGAACTTAATGTTGAAAAGGTTGTTGTTCCACCCGTATTACCGTTAGCCCCACCAGCAGTTGACGTAACAGCCGCACCGCCAGCGCCAACAGCATAAGAATAGGTAGCAGCAGGAGAGTTAATAAGTTTTTGACTATACGACCCAGCCCCCGCTCCAGACCCTCTAGTAGAAGTTGATGTGTTTCCTGCCGCGCCCGAACCGCCACCACCCCAACATTGCACAAATATTGCTTTGCAGTTTGCTGGTGTTGTATATGTGCCAGAACCACTTGTGTAAACGGTTACCGTATGAGGCACAGTAGTTAACCCCGTACCGCCGTTTGCAACGGGCAGTGTGAAATTAGTAGCCAAAGACGTAGTCGTCACCGTACCCTGACCCGGTGCAATTATCTGAGTTATCGGGCTTGTGTAGTAAACATAAATGTTGTTTGTACCACTGGACGGAGCAGAGGTGAACGTGATGGTGCTACCACTAACTGTGAAGGCATCCGAGGGGTTCTGCGCTACGTTGTTGACCACCGCCTGCACCTGCGCCACAGATGCAACTGGACGGGATAGCGTAAAGGCGGTCGTAGACCCGTTACCATTGAAGTAATCAATGGCAGGAATAAATCCTTGAGTTGTATTAGTGTTGCCTATGAAAGCCATTTAGACCACCGTCAATCCTGATACCCAAGCATCGGCTGAAGAAGACGCGCTTGCTACCACTACCAAAGCATCACTTGCTTGCAGAATAATCCTGTTGCCTTGAATCACCTCTAGCGACCCGCCAACCGCAACGGTGGCTGTCTCCACCACATAGTAGTTAACTGCCGAACGGGTAATGTAGACATCACAAGTAATGGGTGAAGTAGAAGTGTTAGACACCACAAGGCTGGCTACAGCCAATGTGCCAGAAGCGACTGTTGTGACGGTTGAACCGCCAGTGCTTATATTCTTAACGCCATACGATACGTTGGTATAGGTTGCCATTTTTTATCCCATCATGAAGGCTAGGTAGTACGCTTGGTCTACTGAAGCGCTTGTGCTTGCAGCCCATGTTGGAGCCGTACCGTTAGAAGTCAAAATATATCCGTTAGCGCCGATGCCCAACTTAGACAACGCAGTGCCAGAAACGTAGTAAACCATGTCACCAGCGGTATAACTTGTCAGACCTGTACCGCCATAGTTACTAGCAATAGTCCCGCCTTGCCATGTACCGTTACTGATGACCGTAGTGCCAAGGTTAAGAGCGTTAGTGCCCCAAGTTACATTCTCAGGAAGAAACCCGTGTACGTCCCATGTGCCAGCAACCGTGCCGTTTGCTAACAATACAAGCTCAACCGCACCACCAGAAGTAATCGTTCCAATAGAACCTGTAGCGTAGTCTTGTAGAGTCAGCGTTCCAGTAGCGTTGTTGTTGAACACAAACGCTACACCTGTAGTGAGCGTTGTAGCATCAGGCATCGTATAGGTCTGGTTGCCCGTGCCGTTCAATGTCTGTGAGTAACTAGATGCCGCTGTTAGCGCCGTTGTACCGCCCGCCGCTGATGTCGCTGTATCAGATTGGTTTAAACGGTTTACCGCTACGTTCTGGTTAGCATCTCTCAGCATCACTGAGTTAGCGCCACTTGATGCAGTTACGCCCGTGCCACCATAAGCCACGCCTACAGTTGTACCTTGCCAAGTACCAGAAGACACAGTACCCAACGCACTGACGTTATCAGATGCGTCCAGATTGACAGACTTCTCAGCAGGGTAGGTTACAAAGACGTTGACTGTGCCGCTGAACGTAACCG